CCATCAGCAAGTACCTTACCAAGAGCTTTCAGCATATAAGGAGAAATAAGATCTGGTCTTATCTTCCCCTCATTGCTGTCCCTTTGAGCACCACTTTCAAATGTTCTTTTATCAAGTTTATCACTCATTATATAATCCTTCTTTAGTTAAATATTTCTTAATTTTCTTTTTTATACGATTAATAGTTACTGCAAGTACACCATAGCTAACATGATACATTCTAGATATTTCATCCATGCTGTAACCAGCTATATAAGCTAAATAAAGATCTTTATGATTAGTAGGTAATGTATTTATTACATTCATAAAATCTTGCTCTATTAAGTCTGTATCAGGTTTAACATAATGACCATTCTCAAATTCTTGTAAACTTTTAGCATCTTCTATTCCATCTTCATCCATTTCTGATAAAATAAAATCTAAATCAGCAAATGTTACAAATTTATCTTTATACTTTGATTTACTCCTATTATTAGGACTGAATTGTCTTAAATATGTATTCCTAGCTATAGCTTTAACCCAGCTGTATAATTGAGCATTGTCAAAACCTCCATCATTAATTTTATTTAATGACTTGGCAAAGCTCTCATAACTATCCTGGAATATATCCTCAGCAGTATAATTGTCTACACCGTACCTAAAAGAAAGGTGTCTTACAACACCCTTCCTATAGTTATTATAATCTATGGCAGTAATCATTTTATTCTTGTTTAATTTCAATCAAACCATTGTTTTTATCTAATAGCTTTAGTTGATCTATTGTTCTATAAATTTCATAATTAAATGTAGGTATATCTTTAACCTCATCAATTAATTTCCAATCTACACCTAACCATTCAGCTATTTGTTTACGCTTAAACTCTTGAGGATATAATACTGAATATACAGTAAGCTTTCTGTTATCCACTATTACTTCTCTATTGTATATACTAATTAACTTATCTTTATATTTTTCATCAAACTTTGAGTATTTACCATCTATAAACTTATGATAATTTTTAACTAATCTTTGGGGAATCTTCATTTCAATACATATCTCCCTATCATCATCATCTGTCCAAGTATTTACATATTCTCTATGTGCTACTAGTTTATTAATGATTATTGCTAAGTTATCATCATTAAGATGATTCTTACAAATAATAACTAGACTAGGAGATTCAGCATGTTTTACATGCACATTTATAAGTTTATCATCAAAATCAAATATACTTAATCCTACCATTGGTAGTAAATATATTGAACTATCAGTAAACTTTATCCTCTTACCATTGTTATCCCAATGATTTCTTTTTAGATACTCAATTCTATAGCTCACAATTTTAGTTCATCAAGCTCATTCCTTTTTACTTCTTTTAAATCATATTGAACAGTTAAGTTATCAAGAATCTTAAGACTCTTATAATAACTATAGTATAAGCTTATACCTTCTTGTTCACCATAAACATTAGTATATTCCCTAAGTATAATATATGGTAATTCTTGTTCATTATATGTCTCAAGTATAGTTTGTGCATACTTAGGACCTTTACCTTTAATACCTGGTACACCATCAGTAGCATCACCAGTAATCATACTACTCCAGAATGCTATTCTTTCATCATAATTACTAGTATGTACCCATTCTAATGTTTTAGGGTTAAATCTATACCCACTAGTTTTAAGTAAATCTTTATCAGGACTTATAATAAAACTATTAGGTATTTGCCTATTAAGACTAAGAACTATATCATCAGCTTCATAATCATCCATTGATATAGCTCCCCATTCATCAATTAAGAATTGCTTAATAGTTCTGCTATAAGGAATTGTAATAGCAGATTTTCTATTTGCTTTATAATCAGGATTATATTGTAATCTATAATTACATTTACCTTTAGTAAGACACAAGATATATTTATCTGCTCCTACAAGATTAATTATATTATTTATATAGTTATTAGTTAACTCTATACAATCATATACACTCTTAGGTATTTCATCCTTTTTATTAAAGCATGTTACAAATGGTATTCCATCTGCATCAAAGATAGCAACATTTAAACTATCGTTTGGTTTTTGTATGTTCAGTATCATTGACTGCAGGATAGTTTTCCCTTATTAATTTGCTTATTTTTTTACATCTATGTGATAACACAGATTTACCTTTACCCACTTTATCTAGTGCAGCAACAGCCTTATCAAGGTTATCTACTGCATCTTTAAGAACCCAAGGTTCTACTTTATAGTAACTCATATTATAAATAATATCTTGATTTAATTGATTGTATACATCTATTGACATTGTTCTGATTATTTGGTGCATACAAAGATAATTTATATCCATGAGTTTCCAAATAGTTTTTAAACATTTTCCATTTCAAAGTAAATTGATCAGTCCTAAAACCTTTAGTCTCAATAACATAACCTGTTTTATCAGGTCTAATCATCACAAAATCAGGAGTATATGTGATTGCTCTAATGTTACTAGTAACCTCACCAAAGTCTCTAACCTTTTTACCATCAACTGTTCTTTCATACAATTCAACAGAACTATTGCTAAATGTAAATGGTTCTTGTAATACAAACTTAATTTGCTCATATTGAAAGTCATCTATATCAGCTTCTTTCAAATGCTTATAACAATAAGCCTCCAAATTACTTTTGAATTTTATACCATCTATTTCAAGCTTAGTGGCGTTTTTAATTTTCTTATTATCACCATTAAACTTTGTACGTTTTTTAAATTTAGCTTTAGCACTTTTCACCATCATTATTAATTATTCCACGCTCTCTTAATATAGCCCATACTCTATCTCTAATGTATCTACTATATAATGGTTCTACATTATAGTAATCTCTTTTACTATCTACAAGTATACCCCAAGCATCAGTTTCATTTTCTACTCTAACCACAGTAGGATTAAGATTATCAAGATGTATATCAATTTTATTATCCCTAATAGTTTGTAGTTTTGCATCTACACCCATTACTTGGAATCTATGATTTACATCTATATTAGCATTAGCAGCTACTGCACTGTAATATACAGTATCTGTACTATTACTAATAATATACATCTCAAATTCATCTACTAGTGGATTATATTCACTAGGATTAGTTTGTAGCATCTTAATAACTGACCTAAAATCACCCAATTGCCAGTTATCAGTAATCTCAAAACTAATCTTTATTATTATTTTTGGATCTTTTGTCACCTATTAATTCATTTAATAAATTATTTGTTTTATCTATACCATTAACTTTAATAAAATCACTTATATCTTTACTATCTGGTATTACATAATGATCTAAACCATATCTTTTTGAAAGTCTATCAGCAGAGTTTAACCCTGTTTCATCATTATCAAAATTAATAAGTATATGCTTAAATCTTTTTTTAAGCTTACTTATTGTATCATCAGCTATAGTACCAGTCTCACTAGGCATACTAATAGCAGGTATACCAAATAGGCTATACACCATTATATCCTTAAGACTTTTAGTTATTATTAATAGCTTACCTTTTTTAGGTAATTTATGCCATCCCTCAATACATCTACTGTTACCAGTAAATAACCATTTGGACTTGTTATATGGTCTATAAATCTTATAGTACTCATTATTATCATACTTAAATACATAACCATATATAGGATTATCTGCCTTATAATCAATACTATAAACCTCACCATCCTTGTCAATTACTACTTGTTTAAGGCTATATACCTCATAATCAATTAGTTTGTCAAGATTGATATAATATTGACCCCAGTAATCCTTATCAGTTATAGTATAAGCTTGCTTAATAATCCTTATTTTAGGCTTATTATAGCCTCTTACAGGCATTATCTCATTAAAACCTTGTGATATTACCTTGTCCTTAACATGATGCTTTATAGGGCTTATATTAAAGTCTGAAGCTATAATCTTTAGTGCCTCACTAAAACTAACTAAATACTTAGCCATAACATAAGCAAAGCAATCATAGGACTCACCAGTACCATGATCCTTATATATTAACCTACCATCTTTATAAAAGATATAGCAACCAGGATTATTATCCTTATAGAGTTCACTTAAGAAAGACTTACCTATATAAATAAAATTAGGACAATACCTACGCCATATAGTCTCCTCAGTAACTCTGTTAAGGATATCTTCCTTAGTTAATGTTGTTATTTCTTCAGCATCAAACAAACTATACATACCTGGTTTATCTAAATTAATCTAAAATAGGTGGGGCTTTATGCACCCCACCCAGTATCATTAAGTCTGCATAAAAGACTTTTAATGACCATAATTGATTAATAGATTAATTAGAATGGTAAATCACCAGTAGTAGCTGTAGCAGTAGTGGTATTTACGCTAACAGTCTTAACATGAATAGCTGGATCAAACTTAAGTTTAGACTCAGCCTTAGGAACATTCATGCTTTCTACATACATCATTTCAGTGTAAACACGTGTAACACCTTCAGCGTTAGTACGTTGCTCACCATGAAATACTGCTCTAAATGGTTTACCAACAATAACTGCAGATAACTTAGCAGCTAATTCTTCAGCGTTAATATTTACTCCATCAGCAGATAAATTAAGATTACCCAAAGAGTTCTTAGCCTGAGTATCATCCCAGTTATTACTTGCTTTAATAATCTCTACAATCTGACGTGCAGTAATCTTCCATGCTGAAGTAGTCTTACCTTCCTTAACATCAGTATTAAGATACATTTTACGACTTCTACCAAGACCTTCTGGACTCTTAGTAAGAGGTACAATATAATGATTCCTACCTGGAGTAGTATCTACCTTAATGTCAGTAATTACTACATTATCATAAATACCAGGTGCATTGTATGATGTATTAGGATCACGTGGCTTACTTACTTTATTATCTTCTGCGTCATTTAATGAAAAACTCATATACTTATTTTTTAACTATTTAACTTATTTTATTAATCAACATATATCTTATCCCAATAGGTAACAAGCTTACCATTCACTTCTTCAGAAAGTACTATTTCCTGATTTTTTAAGTGATTAGGTCTTGCACCACAGGTTATTGTATCACTAGTTTTGAAATTAATGATACATTGATTGTCTTTCCTAGTAAGTAAACCAATAGCATCTGCTTTAGCACAAATGATATTTTTTACTTTACCTATAAGATCAATCTCAGATGCACTTACTTCTTTACCATCTGGTGTAGAAATAAGTCTATCTTTTAGGTGACCAAGAAGTATTATATGATCTGCTAGAGTATCAATATAATTTAATAGCTGCTCCATAGCTTGTCTGTGATAAAGATAACCACCACCGTTAGGTAGAGTTAGTACATTATCACCAGTAAAGCTTCTACCCATAGGAGTAGCTTGATAGAGCTTAGCTGCTAATGGTAAAGCCAAATCTTCTAGAGCAGTCACTGTATCTACAGCTATATATTTATAAGGCTTACCCTCTGCTTTGATTTGCTCACCAACTTGCTTTAGTTCCTGGATACTGTTAATTTTGATTTTTAGCGCCTCAACATAATCACTACCCTTCTCAAAATCCAACATTAGACAATTATCTAGACCTGCTAATGCACTGGTTTTACCAGTCTTAGGCTTTGAATAAATAATTAGTCTTTTTGGATTGCTTGTGATTGCTGGCACTTTCTTCTTAGGAAGAACTATTCCTTCTACTACTGTCATTGAAGCAATTTAGTTGTACTATTTTTTCTTAAATCATCTAGTGCATAACTAGACATTTGATCTACTGGTGGTAATTCTGCAAAACTACCAGCTTCCGGCATAAAATAAAGACCTATAGCAACATTATCCTTACTAAGCCTGTTCTTGACTACTTTAAGCATCCTGAAATTCTCCTTGAGGTTATAAGTAGAACCAGGTAGATTAATAGCATAGCCTAAGCACTTATCCATATCCATTTTATAGGCATTCATAAGACCTATAACTACATCTGCATCAATGTATGGAGTTGTGCTATCTTTATAATCAGACTGTTGTGGGCTAATGTCTACACCCTTAAATTTCTGCCTTTCAACACTATTTAAACTTTGATTAAATTGTTGTAGGAAAAACATAGTCATACCAAATAAATTCCTAACTCTTATAGCATACTCACTAAGCTTATCTAGATTTTCCTTGAGAGTAAATCCACGCTCAAGTTTGCATAAAGCAATATGATCTATAGCAACTATGTTATATTCATCTGGATTATGTGGTATAAACTTAACAATCCTATTTTTCTGTACATTATTCTCGTCAATATAAGGTTCTTCAACAAATTTACCTTTTTTAGACATATGGTCCCACCATTCTTTGTACATACCTGTAGGATTTTGTGCTTCCCAACGCCAATTAATCTTGCTAAACATGTTGTTTAAATAAGGTAACTCTTGTTCAATTAGTGCTAACTCACTTTCTGTCAATCTAAAATCACCTAAACCTTTAATGGTTTCTGGAGATATAACTATCCCATGCTTTTTAAATATTAAGACTGACAACCAGTTAGCTTTTTTTGATACCTCATCAATCTCATAAGAGTAGTAAAATACATTTACTGGTATACCCTTATTAGCGGCATCCTCAAGAGCACTAATTAACATGTAATCCATTAGGGTTGTTTTAGCACTACCTGATAAACCACCAAGTAATGTATAACAAGACCGTTGGACACCAAATATATACTTATTAATCCTGTTAAGGCCATTTGATAGACCACTATATTTGCCATCTAGGCCTTCTTTAATTCTGTCTATAAACTCCATTATACAGCATCAATATTAGTTATATTTGTTTTATCTACCTCATTACTATCATCTATCATATAAGCTTCATAGTTCTTTTGGTGTAGATAGGTAGCAATATTCTGTAAAAACTTAAGTCCATCAGGACTAGATTGCTTTTCTTCTAACATCTTCTTTGTAGCAAATATAATATTATTATGTAAATCAATATCACATTTACCACCAGATACTATTAAAGACTCATATAATCTTTCAGCTCTTTTCATATCCAAGTGTAACCTCCTAACTTCACCAAATCTGGTGACAACCTTTTTAGGATAAAGATCCTTAAACTGCTTGAAAAGTTCAGTAAATTTAGTGCTAGGAAATAACTCACTTCCCTTTTCAGTAAGTGCCATTTGTTTAAAGGTAAGTTTGTTAACATCAGCGCTGTCTGATATTACAATATAGCCTTTATCAATAAGAGACTTAAGGATGGATGAAGGAATTACCCTGCAATTAATTACATACTTTTCAAGAGGTCTAGGATCATTGTTATGAAGGCACACAAGGATAAGAAAACCCTCAAGAGTAAGGTTATGTTTATATAATAAACTCATACTTACCCTAATTTCATCATTCAACATTTTACATTTTTAAGATTAAAATCAGTACCATATTCCTAAAGTACGACTTAAAATTATCTTATCTTCAATTAATTCATTTAATGTTGGCTCAAGCCATAACTCAATTTGCTGAATGTCTGCATCAATACCATACTTGGTTAAAATAATTTGCTTAATTTCATTAGCATCATTTGATAAACCATTAAACGTGTATTCTGTATCTAATATACAAAATAATTCATCTTGTTCATTATTATTCATAGTTGATTAATTAGCTTTAAAAGGGGTGAGCCTGCCATTTCCCACCCCTATACTATAGTGATTTATAGATATTAAATTAAGTTTGTTTAGCGTACGGGATGACGTACCACTTATTCAACATACATCAGGAATTAACCATTAGTAGGTGATATTATAAGTTTAACTTGACCGTGTTGCGGTTACTCAATTCTCACTATCATTATCCTATAGTATGCGTTGATTAACGCATTGATTAATTTTTATAACACACATTATCACTGAACTTATTTAACACATCATCTATAGTTTGTTCAGGATCATCACCTGATCCATCAGTTTCTTGAGGAATCATTGTATACAAATCACTTAACTTAAAACAATTTTGATTGTATAATTCTAACCAAGCTAATTTGTATATTGATAAACCATCAATATTTAAAATTGATAATTCTGGTTTTGATGAATCATCGCTTAATTTAGTATGAAGTGATTTTAACTTCTTATTGGATATCTTTGTATAAGCAAAGTACAAATATAAGAAATCTCTATACACATCTACAAATACTTTCTTAGGAATAAAGTTAAAATTATCTTGTATAAACGATAATTTATAACCATAACATCTGTTAGGATTATCTTTAGACTGAAGAATAGTAAGAGGTGATGCATTTATACTAGTACCATTTGATTCAAACTCAGTTATTTGAAATAAATCACCATTTTCATGACTTGCTACATTAGCTTTTTTCTTTGGTGTTAACCAAAAATTCTTATAATTATACTTATTGATAATAAGATAATCTCCATCCAAATTATAGCTTTTATAATCAAGTCCATCAAATGACTCTTCAAATAAATCATTAATTTCATTAGGATCAACACTATGTTTACTACAAGGCGTACAACTATTAGTAATAGTTTTAGTAGAAGTTTTGTTCCTACTCTTGTAATAATTATCATCATATAAGTTAAGCTGTCTCCCATAGTTATAATTATTATATGAGCTATATCCATAGTTATATGTAGGATATTCTACACCACCCACATTTTGTGTATAGCGTTTATAACCCATATTACTATGATAATACCCATCATCTTCAATGTAATTACCAATCATTAATAAATCCCTATCAGGGAATAAAAAACATAATTTATCACCATCTACAAAATCACTAGTTACTGTCTCAAATGTTTTAGAATTATGTATTAGTAATTCTATTAGACCTGGTTGAGTCATATACTTATTAGCAAATGCTACAGTATCTGAATAACCACTAGTCATATACTTAGTAATTTTACTACTACTAAATACACCATTGTGACATACAGCTATTAAGTTTTCTAAACTTTCTGTTTTAGTACAAATAGTTATATCTTCATGAAGATAAAAAGGATGGGTATTAGCTGCATCCTTATTACCAGAAGTACCAATTCTATGATGAACTACAACTTCATCATCTATTGTAAACTTCATCTTTTTATATGATTTAAGTAATTGTTCAAGGTTAAAATAACCTTTGCTAACACCAACTCTATTACTATTAGCTTTCTTCCACATAAAGCCAGAGCCTTGTGTATTAGACTGATAGCCACTACTAATAAAATCTTCAACTACTTTACCATTTTTTTCTTTACCCTTAGGTAAAACACTTATTACACACATTTTATATTGTTGTTAATGTTAATTGACTACTAACTTCACTCTCTGTATAATCCATATATTCTTGATCAACAGAATTTACAGTAAACTTATTTGTTCTTTCATGTATATACTTCATAAGTAATAATGCTTTTTTAGGAAAAGCTGCTTGTATTACATCGGATAAACATACTTTGTTATACCTAATAAATTCTTGTTCATTTTCAGCAAATGACATAATACCCATAGTAATTAGTATCCAGTTCTTAATCTTAGTATAAGATGTAGTACCACTATGATTCCTAATTTCTACAGTATATTTACCATTACCCCTAGTATCAAACATAGCTGGTACTAGGTTAAGCCAGCAATATCTAGCAGTAGAATGATTGTAACCACACTTATTACCTAATGGATGTTGGGTCTTTTTATTAGACCTAGCTGGATCAGCTTGCTGAGAATGAGCTATATAACAAAATAAATCTGAATATATAGCATCTATAGCCATTTGATAATCTAAACGATCCTTAGTTTTAAGAGTTTTAAAATTAAACTTTTTGAGTGGTTTACAATACTCATTATTCCTACGACTAACAGGTAACATAGCAAATAGTTCTTCTTCAATGTCTTGACATAATTTATATAAATGTACAATAAACTCTTTATTAAAGTTTACACCACCTATATGAACATGAACACCACACTTAGAATTAACAAGACAACGCTTATTAAGCTCATTACAAAGCCTTTTAAGCTGTAAAAAGCCACTATCACCTATTAGTACACCAGTAACATACTCACCACCATTAACATTGCCATTCTCATCCCTAAGACTACCATCATGAACAGCCTCATAATTAAGGTCTTTATCAAGATAATATGGTAATAAACCATTACTAGTTTCTATCTCTGCACCAAAAGTATATCTTTTACCTTCAGTAAGTAAATAAGTACTAGATTTAATACCATATTTAAGTTCATCCTTAATACTATTACAATCATGTAATTTTTTAATAGCATTTATCTGTCTATATCTTAAGTGTTTTTTAGGTGCTGTTGATATAAGATCTTTATGATAATAAATACCATCATAAATACATTCTTTAAACAGTTCCATAGGAATAAACTCAAATGGTATACCAACATGACATAATTCCATTTGACCATTTTTATATATTCTTTGACAAAAAATTTGAGGAAAATAATCATAAAAATGTTTTTCATTAGTATACACTTTTTTACCATCTCCCTTAAGATTACCCATTTCATCAAACTCACAAAATATAGCAGCAGAAAAATCAGGATGACAATAAACATTCTTATTAAAATAATCAAGACTAAGATCAGGATTGTTTTTATCAATTTTATATTTACCTATAGTAACATAATCACTAGTAACAACACCAAATATATCTTTTATTTCTTTCATATTAATCTAATATTTTTTCTTGTTTACTATTTTCTTTCATATCAACTTCATATAATACTACACCTTGTTCTAAAGCTATTTCTGTATATTCATCTATACAATTCTCAACATGAGCTAATAACTCTCTAACATTATCTAGTATTTTAACAGAAGGTACAGAATAATAATTACTAATTATTTCATCTAATTGTTCTCTAAGATAAGAAAAATCATTTTGTATTAATATCTCAGCATCTACATGAAAATAATTATCAGTATTATCATCCTCATCCTTATCTTCTTCCTTATTATTAGTTTTAGTCTCAGGTTTCTTATCTTTATTCTTAGTATAGTTAAGTTCAAGATTAGCTATAATAACATGATTATTATCTACCCATTCATCATTATAAGTAAGTTTCCTAATAGAATTCTTAGGTACTTGCCACTCATTTTCACCATCATGTATACTAAATTTACCATCTTTTTCTATAGAATTAATAACAAGTACTATCTGATCTTTTTTAAGAACTAACTTCTTTTCTTCTTTACCATCAACTTTTTCACTATAAAATAAATCATTTGTAATAAATACATAATCTCCATCATCAAGTCTAGAGCAGTAATTATCAAAATACCAATAATCTACTTTACGTCTAACATTGTCATTATCAATGATATAAATATAATTCCTAGGACTAACCATATAGTTATCAGCAACTATTTCATTAGTTACTCCAACACATTTATAGAAATTACCATAAGTTATATTTGTACCTTCATCACAATTAACAGCTGCACTAGAATCACAATATAACCATCTACCAACAAGGCTAGTTGGTGTATGTTGATTAGGATTAGTGGTACTAGTAGTACTATTAGTATAAGCTGGTGTTTGATATGGTTTACTCTCAATCTCTTTAGTAGATTTAATTTCACCATTTTCAATAATGTGCAGAGTCCCAACTGGGAACTCTGCTATATCAACACAACCTATTGACTCTAAACTAGCTTTTATTGATGATACATACATACCATAAGAAGTTTTACCATGAAATAACTCACGATCTTTATTCCTATATACATATAACCTATTAGGTATATTACTATCATGCATAACTAATGCTGCAGCACCATTGATTTCACCTAATACATTAAAATCCTGGGTTTTATTTAAGACATGACATATTACATGACTATCAACATTAACCTTAGTAACATCTATACCATGATGTCTAGCCCATGGCCAAGGATTAGTTAATGTACCATTATGCACTAATGTTATATTACCCTCATTGAATGGATGAGCATTATCTTTAGTGTTACCACCATATGTAGATGCCCTAACATGACCTATAAGTAAGGTATCAGATTTAATTTCATTCTTACCTAAGAATACATCACATCTATCATTATCCTTAACTAAACCATTCTTTGGTGAGAATATACCTGTTGCCTCTTGACCTCTACCTAATGCATTCCATAGCATTAGTTTCTTAAATTTGTTTAAATCTACTTGTTTGTTCTTTTTACCAACAAAAGCTTGTATTCCACACATATTGTTTATTTAATTATTTATACTAGAACCAATTAATCTTGGTATTGTGTAATATATTCTGGTATTACAATACCATAATCATCAAGTATTTCTCTAGCTAGGTCTTTATTATAGTCATTAATTGACTCTACTATTTGTTCAGGATTAGTAATAATACCACCCTTATTAACAAACTCAATAGCATCCATAGTAGCTTGCCAAGCCCATGCCATAAGACCATTATCTTGTAGCCAGAAATTACTAAGTGACCTATACTCAACACCATAATGTTTAGTACGGAAACAACCTGCTTTACCATAAAGCTGTTTACGTTCTACATCCTTGTCAATAAGTACACTAGGTACACCCAAGAATAAATCCATAGCCATAATAAGCTGATTATTAATATCTGGATTAGGATTCTCATAACCTATATGGATATGACCACCAGCAGATCTTAGTAATGTTTCAGTAATATCAGGCTTAATATTAGCATCTTGTGTATACACATTAAAATCAGGATCACAACCTGCTTGCATAGCTATAGGATCACGTGTAGTCTTAGGCTCAATATATACAGATGGATAAGCATATACTGCTAAACCATTAGGTTCAGCAATAGTTTCTCTGATATAATCAAGCATAAAATTATGATACTTAAGCCAATCTTCAAGACAAGCACATGCAGGAATACAATATTCTGCACTAACATTATCATATTGGATTGCAAGGTCTTTGATATCCTTACTTACTCTTTCAGGTTTATCTTTAGTACCTTTGATAAATTTATATGCAGGAGCTACTTTACCTTCTGCATTTAATAAAAATACTTCTGGGTCTGCGCCCAATGTTACATTGTTTACTTTCATAATTGTTTATTTTTAAAAAGGTAATTCATTAGTATCATCAACTAATACTGGCACTGGTGTTACATTTGTAGTAATTGGTTTTAATAATTCAGGTTTAGCTTTAGCTCTAGCTTCTGCATTATTAGTAGAATACCATTCTACATTAGGATCTATACCTTGATAACCTATAGGACTTAGAGTACAACCTTTCAATGTTTTATTTATTATTGGAACAAGCTCCTTATAAGTCATTTTAAAATATTTACTATCTTTAACATTAGTACAATAATAATCCCAACCAAATTCATCAGCATTATTATAAGTTATTGCTCCATGATGATTTGATGGCATTTCTCTTCTATGTACCCTACGTCTAACATCAGGACATATAAATACCTGCATACCAAATGGTAGATTCCACAATGCTTCTTTAACATCTTTAATAGTTACTAAAGGATAATAATATTTACATATCCTATATAAATCTATTAAACTTCTACGTCTACCTTGATCACACTGTTGTTTACCAGTTTTTGAATTAAAGGTAGCACATTCATGATTATACAATGTAAAGAAGTATTGTAAAAATTCATTTGTATCAAAATGATGATCTTTTATATCATCTCTTAAATATATAATAGGGCTCTTTAAATATGTATGATCATTATACATATCTACAACCCTACCAAGTTTAAGTGGTGCAAAATTATTATCTATTACATATTGTAATTCAGCAAATGATTCATATTGCTTTTTAACAGGAAAGTATTGAGTTTTACCTTCCATACCCCATTTACCCTTAACAAGTTCTTTTTTCTGTAGAGTAAATTCTTCTTCCCATTGTTTGCTAGTTTTTCTAGCAACTTTAGTTAATTTTGTTGATTCCATTAATTAAATTGTTTAAATCGTTATGTTTACAAAATAAAATTAAAGGTATATAATCCTTATATTTTTGTCTAGTAATATCACCATGACTGGCAGCACTATTAGACTCAATAATAATATATTTAGGATCTATCCTTAAATTACCATCTTTATCCCCAGCAGATTGTACTCTAACATCAAAAGCACCTATATCTAGGCCTAATGACCTCATAGCCATACCACACTCATTGATAATGTTATTCCAATTAATAGGTTTATCAAATGCAGGATTATCTTCAACATACCATGCTGAATTACTATCATTTCTAAACCATCTTTGATCTTCAGGAGTATCATTCTTTAAGACTTTACGACAAGTATATATACAATGATGTGTATTACCTACTATAGCCATATGAATCCTATACTCCCTATTATAAGAATAATACTTCTCAAAGATATAACTATTGATATTGTGCATATTAGCCTCAATAAAATCAATTAGTTCAATCTCATTCTTAAGTAAATAATTACCTCTATTCCTACTACCAAATATATACTTGGCAACAACAGGATATTCAAGTTCATCATACCTTACTGTATTATCCCTATTATCATTAACTTTAAGTAATGCAGTAACAGGATCAATAGTAAACCATGCAGCAGTACTAACTCTATAGTTATCAAAACATTTCTTCATAAGAAGTTTATTACTACTATTAAGTACAGATGCTACTGTATTACACTCAATCCTATCACCACCATTGGATATTTCATCACCTATCTCAGTAGTGCTACCAAGTCTAACAATAGACTTAAATGGTAATCTACCTATATTCTGTTTAAGCCATTTATGGCTAGGGTGTCTTGATCTTACACCAACAAGGTAACCTACCTTCTTTTTCTTAAGTTTTTTCTTTGTTAACATTAAATTACTTTTAAGCAGTTAGACCATACTTTAAAATTATTACCACCTTTATCAGCCACAGTAACTACACCAGTATGATTACTAGTTTTACTACTTTGATGATAATTATAATGTATATTAAGTACAGTCACTATTTCACCTTTACCAATCTTAAGATTCTTATCATTAATGATTTTAGCTTTAACACCAGCTTTTAAGGTTTTATCCTTAATTGGTATAATACCTTTAAGTATAGTATTAGCAAATGGGAATACAATAGTAAGATCACTAAGGGAAAACTTATAGTTTAAGTCACCTTTAACAATAACTATATCTCTTTTTGTACCATCCTTTGCACACTCATAATCAGGTATAATATCAACTATATCATAACCATTATTATTTTTATCATTAAGCATCATCTTTTTCTTAACTGTTTGTCTACCAAATATTGTAGCAGAATCAGTAATACTATTGATTTTTACTTTACAATGTTTAACAACAGCTTTAATCTCTTCAGTTGGTGATAATGTGTTAATACCTATATCATCAAAATTCTTAGTAATTACCTTACTAAAATTATTACCATCATGCTCATAAATAGCATAACCTGGTATATTAAAGTTTTCTAATGGATGATAATTATATGTTTTAATAGGCCAATAATGACCATTAACTATAATATGTCTAGAAAAAACATTAGTTGATATACCAGATCTTCTTAATCTTATCATACCAATTCTTCCACCATTAGGATTACCAACCATAACTAATCTATCATTAGCTGTTAATCTATGATCTCCTGTTTCATCATCAATATATATACCTCCATTATCTAATCCTTCTTCAATCTCATCTACAGATAAATATAATATATCATCATCTAACAAAATAGGTTCAGGTTCAAAATTAGCTACTCTAGTAGGTCTATCAAGTTCATTATTTTGCACTTTTGGTTTAATTTTATTTACAATAGACGTAAGTGCTAATGGTCTACCATAAGGATATTTGCTAAATATACTATTAGCTAATCTAATGAAAGATTCATTTTTATTTGCCATGTTCTTAATTTTAATTTCTTCTCTATTATCACGAGTAACTTGTCTAATATTTAATTGACCAAATACTGTTGAATAAAAAGATTCTTTTGGGACTACTATTAATACACTTGTACTATCAGCATTTTGTACTGTATAAAACTGACCATTACCAGGATGTTTATACATACCTCTAATTCTACCAGTATCATCTTCTCTTAGTCTAATTATACATTCAACTTTAAGATAACCATTTTGCCAAGGTTCAATATTATTATACCATGGATCTTCCAATGTTTGTCCAGTATATGGATTTACTATAAGCATATTAAAATAACGTTAATTGTTTATCAATAATACTATCAATCTCCTTATTAGCTTCCTTTATATAAAACTGGTAATTAATGTCATAAGAATCCCAATCCTTATCTACATAATTATCAAATAAAGTAACCAAATAACCTTTGTTGATAGCTTCTTTTTCTCCAGATTTATAAACTTTGGTAAACACACTACCTTTATTACTAACATAATATCTGGTGTTTTTGTTAGTATCTTCTGAAATCTCAATATAATTACCTACATCATCTTGTTTAACATAAGATATTTGTCCTTTAGATTTACTATCAAACTTCTGTCTACCACAAAAATCATATATATTCTTATGATTCTTAATAGTTTGTTCAATAGGTATACCATTTACAAAATACTCACTAAGAGCTATTGGTATAACCTTAAATGAGTTATCTTTATGTAAATCTTTGGTAATCTCAAATGCACCTTTATATTTAACTTTACCTTTAGTACTTACAGCAATATAATTATTAACATCTCTAATAATCATTTTACTATAACCAACATATTCTAAAGTTAACTTAGTTATTTTTTCCCAATGTTGGCAAATGTTATAATAACTATTAATACTTTTATTATTATTAGGAATCATAACAGTTATACCATCAGTATTAATTTGTAATACAATAAGATTAGGTATTCTAAGTACTAATTCTTCTGCTAACATAGTAAGCATGAGCTGACCATTAATAGTAGTCTTCATAGTATACATAGGATCATACAAGAATGAGGTAGCCTCATTAGATTTACCATATACACTATTAAGTGATAACTTTAATGCATCAGATATACTCATATTACCTGCATTTTTAGCATCTATACGCTGTTTAAGTATATCAGCATATACATCAATAAACTCTGGTCCTAAATGCTCAGGATACAGGTTATTAAGTACAGCTATACTAGGATATAGTGATGCTACATCTGCATCAATAATTACATAATTCTCATTAGCCTCATATACACCAGCTTTAATGCAACCATGAATACCACCTGCACCATAATCATACTTAAAACCATGGAATATTACTGAGTTTTTAATAGCACCTTTAGTTTGTGTAATAATCTTATTATTAAACTTATCAAGTAAATCATTAAATTCTTTACTCTCAAACTTAATATAGTTAAATATACAATCTTTTAATGCTATAGTAGGTCTATGAGTTCTAAGCTCTTTAATATCCCATTTATTAGCTCCAATCTTTTTACAATATAAATCTAGTACTAAAGATTCACCTATTCTTGAATCACTAAAATTAATACAATCAAGACCATATTTAACCTTAATATCTTTCCTTAGTTTTAATTTATCTAAAGAACGGTCATAAAAGGCTTTAGTTGCCATAACATCATTTAGGTTATAGTCAAGTACTTGTTGAACCTGATCATCTGTTAAAACGCTTATATTATGGTTTATAGGCATTTCCTTAACATTAGGATAATTCATAGCTATCTCCAAAGACTTAAGACTAGTCCTACGTGCTTTGTTATTAAAATGCCATATCCTAAATAAATCTATTTGTGGTATGAAATAATCCTTAAATTTAATACCGTTAAACCCATTGTCCTGATTGTTAATTATATTCTGTGCTACATTATGTATTTCCTGACATAATTCTTGTGTACTATATGTACTTAATTTATTGTAATTCAGTAACATATGATGTAGTACAGGATAATCAAAATTAACATTGTTAAAACCTACTTGAGCTACAATATCCTTTAAATGTTTTATAAGCTTTTGATAGTCATTAGTGTTATTACTAATAACAAATTGAGATATATCTTGAGTGTCTATATTATAACCTGTATAGGTAAAACACCCAGCTAATGTCTCAATATCATAAATTTCAATCTTTCTGTTCAGCATTGTTTTCTTCAACTTTAAGAGGTATTTCTTCAACGTATAACCTACCTTGTACTTTATACCATAAAGGATTTCCTTCATTATCATAACCATGTCTAAAGTTCTGATAACCTTTGAGATAAGCTTTTAAATGAGCTTTATCAAAATTATTTGGATTAATGGTATTACCATTAAACTTGCGTACATATCTACGCAATACCAATTCACCAGTAGAATTGGTTGTTACTAATTGTTTTGGCATATTTATTTGTTTTAGTGGAGAATGGGGGATTCGAACCCCCGTTAACCTATAATTAATATTAAGTTTTCTACAAGTTTAGTTTATTTATTCCAAATAAACAAAATATTATTCTTTATAGTAATAATAATATACTTGCCTTTAAGAGTACAGTCCCTCTTGTAGGCTCATGGATTTGGGATGTTAGCTATCGTTAAGCAGCTACAAGTTCCTCAACTTGCTTTGCTAACAAATTGTTAGCTAGTGCATACTTAAGATCTTGGATAGATCCAAGGCTTGAGTCATTGTTGCCAATTACTCGGTTACCTACTAATTTATTAATCCCACGTGTTAATAGGCAATGGGATACTTGCTTGTTTAATTTTACTTTATAGATTCTTTCCATGTATTCCCCAAATTAATAGCTGGTGGAGGATTTGAACCTCCATCTCCACTTATCGCGGGTGTTACCTCATCCAATGCGGAAGCCGCCATTTACAACGGTTACACTAACCAGCTATATTTACTCTAAATGGCAGTATCTATGATACAGCTTCTTTTAATAGTTCAATTTTAGGTAATATTCTAGCTACCATTGAACTATGTTCTAAATAAAATTCATCCCACGCATCTAAATCTTTCCTAGCATCTTCATATAAATGCTCAAGACCTTTAGTTTCATTAAACATGTTTAAAACACCTACTAAATTTTCTCTACGATTAGTATTAACTTCAATTAAACTAGTTTTTTGATTTTCAACATGTTCATATAACCATAGAATTTCATCTTTTGTTAATCCATTTAATTGAGTATAAATTGATTCTGAACTAAGTACATCTTTAGGTTGTTCTTCTATTTTAGGTTCTTCAACCTCATTTAATATACTTTGTTTTTCATCATTAATATAACTTAATATATTTTTATATAAGTTTACACACCAGAATATAGTAAATGCTATACTACCTAATATTATTAGTGTATTCTGAGTTGTTGTAATACTTATAGTAGACAATATTAACATACCAATGTTAATCGCAAGAATTGACTTGAAGTATAGCTTCATTTTTTTTAAATTTAAAAGGTTCATACATGTTTTTGTACCTGGTTGGAATATTAAATTCCTGATTGAATTGTGCTAGCTTTTCCCTGTAGCCTGGGCAATATAAAAGGCGATCTATCACCTCTTGTATTGTGTATCTGAATTTTATTTCTTCTTCAGATAACGTGATTTTATGTATATCCATATTGTTTAATTTAATTGTTTAAAATATATACCTAATTGTATTCCAAGGAATAATTTTGTCATGTAACTCAGTAAACTCTTTAATATAATTAACCTTATTCTTAGCCTTATATCTTAGATTCTCACCACCATATTGTGATGTTTTAGGCTCTTGTAGTTTAGGTTTCCATATTAAGTGCTCACCTGGTAGATTATAAATAACATTAGTCTTATGTTTATCACTATTGTGTGTTAAGAATATAACTTCAGCTTTTACCTTATCTTTATATTTAGGATTTACATTGCTATCAAGTTCCTTAAACAATAACTCATAATGATCTAACCATTTATTATCTACTATTACTGGACTAAAATTAACGTGTACATCATAACCTGCTTCAATAAATCTATTAATAGCTTTAATTCTACTGTATATCTGACTAGTCTTAGGTTCTAATTGATCTGAATATACTTGTGGCATAAGACTAAATCTAATCCTAATTTTACCTTCAGGATTAAACTTAAGCATAGCATCATTAACATACTTAGTAGCAAAGCTACCCATAGCTATTGGATGATCTTTAAAGAACTTAAATATCCTTTCCCAATCATGATACTTTAAGTGTAAAGCAAAGTCTTCATTACATGATATATCATAAGTTATATATGATTCATGTGTTTGGTTAGGTTTATCAACACTTGCAAACCATGCATGATTGTTTATAGCTGTTAATATATCTCCTGTATTACGTGCTATAGTTAAACCATTAGGTTTATGTCTTTTCATATAGCAATAACCACAGTTATATAAACAACCATAACCAAATGATGGACTAATAAAATCAGTAGATCTACCACTAGGTCTTATTAACATTGATTTTCTAGTTACTTTTTCTACCATGTTATTAAAGAAAAAAAGGTCTAATTGTTAATACACCTGTTAGAAATCCTAAGGAAAATGCAAGTGCAATTATACTTCTTTGCTTCATTGTTTTGACTTCAATAGTGTAATGGTTCATGGGTAAGCATAGAAATGGATTAACAAATACCATAAGTGCCATTCCCATCCAATTTTTATTCATTAAAAATTTAAAACCTGCTATACTATTTGCCTCAAGAACAATGGCTGAAATAAATATTATAGATAACTTCCATATTTCTATACCTGCTATTTGTCTTTTCATAGTTTTTCTATTTCTTGTTTAACTTTAATCCAAAACTCAGTACCTCTATCAGAACCCATATAACCTAATACTTCATTACAACATATTAAAGCACATTGTTTAGCTGTGCTAAAACACATCGGATATTTATGTAACTCATCAATTGGTTTCATAAATTTTTCAACCAATTCATTTGCTTTTTCTTTTGGTGTCATAATTTATTTATTTCTTGTTTTACATCATGCCAATACATCATAGGTTCTCTAATACCCATTTGATTTCCAAACTTAATAATTTCATCTACTGCTATTAATGCACATTGTTTGGCATTATCTTCATTTACATATGAATCAGGATTAAAACAATGATTATAAAAATTATCAAATAAATATTGTGCTTTTTCTTTTGGTGTCATATTATCCTAATTTATCAACGTTAATATCATATTCTTGTAACATCTCATGTATTTTATCAAATACTAAATCAAGAGTATCATATTTACTAAATTTACTACTACCTTCTATATCATACCCTATACTTTTCTTTGTATTATGAGATAACTCCCATATAAACATAGCCATATCTTCAGCTTTATGATTTATATAGTATTCTCTTTTATCATCAGCATTATCTAAGTTAAATTCTATTGTTACTTTAGCCATAGTTTATTTGTTAAATAGTGTATAGTTATTACATATCTTAATCTGATTACTAGTATAGTGTTTTATTTCTCTTGTACTCTCTAAGGCTACTACATATATAGTATTCTCATGTACACCATAATCCATTAGGAATAACACTACACCATCACCATGTGGTGTTTCAACCCACAATACTTGTCTTAGCTCATGTATTACTGTCATCTTCTTTATCATGTGCCTGACAAGGCTTTAAATTATTATTATCTTTTACAGACCAATACATATCACAATCATTATTTTTATATGGTATATCCATAAAATATGATTGCCATAATTCATTAGGTTTAGCTGTAAAACGGTAACAGCTGTCCTTTTTAGGACAACCATTACCATTGCACATTGTTATATCTGCCATGTTATAAACTCATAATCATGTCAACTAACTCTTGCTGTGGAAACATATCAATTTTCCTAGCATAAGCATTAACATGGGTATACATACCTGGATTCATACTACAATACCTTTCATCTGTCATCTCAAAAGCTGGGAATACACCCTTAGCTTCAATTAATTGCTTAATACCCTTTCTAGGATCAATATTATCCCTATTAGCTATATACAATATTAGCTTCTTTAATTCAGCTATTTGTTTATCTGAATATCTATGGAAATACTGATAACCTTTAAATGGTTGTTTTAGCTTAACTATTTGTGATTCAACAACAGTACCACCTGCATAAGTTTTACCATTAGTTAAATTACCAAAATTACATACCTCAATACCTACTGACTCTAAATGCATAGCACTTCTACCTATTCCTAAATGCCAACCATAACCACCTGCAGGGAATGCTTGTACAACAACACCATCATATTGGTTGTCATTACCATAGATTGATTGACCTCCCATAACAAATTCTGTTGCTACTTGTCCCCTATCATCTCTTCCCCAACCATTAATAGTACCAAAAGGATTCTGCCAACCTGCTGTGTGATGAAGGAATATCCATCTCTTTTTTACAGGTCCTTCAAAATACTGTCCTTTAGGTAAATAATTAATCTTTATATCCAATGTTGGATTTTGACTAAT